ATATTGCTAGAGAATACAGGAAAAAATATCCTGATTATCCAACTTTAAAGTTGGCAAGGATAATGTATGTCGAAAATAAATTAAGCTTTACAAATGTTGAAGATAGCAGAAGTGCATTAAGGTATATTGAAGGTAAAAATGGTATTCGTTTAAGAAAATATGTAAATAAATCAGATTTTTTTATGAAAGAAAATAGACCAAAAAACCCTTATAATTTACCTGAATCTTATGAAGAACAACGTGAACCTTATATTTTGCCTGTACATTGCAACAATATTCTTCTTATTAGTGATCTGCATATTCCTTACCATAACATACCTGCAATCACTATAGCATTGGATTATGGTAAAGCACAAAAAGTAAACACGATTTTTATCAATGGTGATCTGATTGATATGCACCAGGTGAGTAAATTTGAACATGATCCTAAGAAAAGAAGTATTAAACAGGAATTCGATGCAACAAAAGAATTTTTAGTTCAGTTACGCAAAGCATTTCCAAAAGCCGAAATATTTTGGCTTAAAGGTAACCATTGCGTAAGATGGGAGAAGTTTTTACTTACAAAAGTTCGTGAAATATGGGATGATGATTATTTCTTTTTGGAAGAAAGATTGCAACTTAACCAGGTGAAAGTTAAAATACTTGATGACAAAGTTTTAGTTAAGGCAGGTAAGCTTTCAATCACACATGGTCATCATATTTTCAAAGGTGCATTTACACCGGTAAATCCATCACGTGGCGCATTTTTAAGGGCTAAGCAGTCCGTAATTGTCGGACATCTGCATAGACCTTCACATCATCCTGAAACTGATTTAGATGGCAAAATAATCAGTTGCTGGAGTACAGGATGTTTATGTGAATTAAGGGCTGATTATTCACCATTGGTTGGAAATACAATGCATGGATTTGCACACATACAAATTGCCAACGATGGAGATTACACGGTTAAAAATTATTCAATCATAAAAGGCAAATTATGTTAGATGAAGAAATTGAATTTTATGATAGAAGTAGTGAATACATAGCAGCTGCATTTAATTCACTTGGTGCAATTGATTTACTTGATACCGGGTTAATGGATGAAGATGAACGAGCGATAATTAATACAATAAAATTTCAAGCAATAAGTATAATTAGTGAATCTTTAAATAATATATACAATGAAATATTTGATACCAGTGTTGATGATGGGGATGATCTTGTCTTGTAATCCAAGCAAGAAACTTGACAAAATAAATGAAAAACATCCCGAACTACTTGCCAAATTCTGCAAGGATTCATTCCCGTGTATAACATCAAAAGTTGATACTATTACAAGTTTTGATACTGTTTATTCTGCAATCAAAATAAATGAGTATGAAGAACTTCCAAAGGACACAATTTGGCTTATAAAAAACAAACCAACACTAATCAATAGACCTGTAATACTTGCTACAAAACAACCTGTTAAAACTATTGTGAAGGTGATTAAAGATTCAGCTGAAATAACCAGTGTAAGATTTGATTTGATTAAGTGCAATGAAGAAAGTAATAAATTAATTACCGAGAACAGTAAACTACACAGTAAAGTGACTACAAAAAATCGTTGGATAATGTGGCTTATAATAGCACTTTTATGTTCGATATTGTGTAATGTAATACAATTTAAAAAATTATGACAGCATCACAGAACTGCATCAACATTATAAAAATGTTTGAAGGTTATAAATCAAAAGCATACTTATGTCCTGCATCAGTAGTAACCATTGGATTTGGTTCAACAATGTATACAGATGGACGCAAAATAAACATAAATGACACTATCAATGAACAGCAAGCAAATGAATTATTGATGTGGGAATTAAAGAACAAATCAATATCTTTGCATGGGTTAAATTTGAATCAGAATCAGTTTGATTCTTGCTTATCATTTGTCTATAATGTTGGTATTGGTGCATTCACTAAATCAACACTTAGAAAAAAGATATTACTTAACCCAAATGATCAGTCAATAAAAGATGAATTTTTGAAGTGGAATAAGGCAACTGTAGATGGTAAGTTAATAGAGTTAAAAGGATTGACTAAGCGCAGAACTGCAGAAGCAGAATTGTACTTTAAAGTTTAGTTTGTTTTCGTTTTATAGATTTTAGTTTAGTGAATGAAAGTTATCCTGGTGTTTCTACACCGGGATTTTTTTTTAAAATAATTTGAAAAATGTTTTGCAGTTTCAAATATTACCTTTAGTTTTGAATTACCAAAGACGTGGGGGTGCGACCAATCAACGCACATATTTTTAAAACTAAACTAAACTAAAATGAACACGAAAGAAATTGAAAAATTAATTGAAACACGTAAAATTTATAATAATCAATCTGGTTTAGATAGATTTCCAGGCGAATTATTATTTTTAGATTCAGACGAAATTGATTATGAAGACGATGTAATAGAATTAAGACTTTATGCTTGGTATAATAAAAAATCTACAAGGGCAAGTTCATTTATAATATCATATCGTTCTAATTATATTATTTTAGATTTTCATTATGAAGCCGTACTTGTGTATCAAAATCTACTTACCAAATATAAAATAGAAGAATAATTTTTTATGACTAGAAACTTTTATACAGAACAAGAAATACAATTCTTAAAAGACAACTACAGCGACATGAAAACAAAAGATATTGCTGCAATTATGAATAGACCAATATGGAGTATTAACAGCAAATCTTATGAATTGGGATTAAAGAAATCATTTAAGCACATGAAAGCACTGCTTGAAATTGAAGCAGAAAGATTGAGATCATCAGGAATAAGACATCAATTTAAGAAGGGACAACCGTCACACAACAAAGGTAAAAAAATGCCACCTGAATTGTATGAGAAAGTTAAGCGCACAATGTTCAAACCTGGTAACAAACCAGGTAACATCAAAAAGGTTGGTGCTGAACGTATAGATTATGAAGGTTACACCTATATAAAAATTGCTGATGGTGATTGGCGTTTAAAACATCGGCATATTTACGAAAACGTAAACGGTCCAGTGCCTGATGGTCATGTTGTAATATTTAAAGATAACAACATGCACAACTTTGACATCAGCAACCTGCAGATAATCAGTCAAGCGGATAACATGTTAAGGAATACCATTCATCAATATCCTGAACAAATACAAGAATTAATCAAATTAAAAAACAAACTAAAAAAGAAAATTAATGAAAAACAAAATTGAAGATTTACGCAATCATTTATTCGCTGCACTGGAAGCATTATCAGACACTGAAAATCCAATGGATTTAGACCGTGCAAAAGCAATCTGCGAAGTTGGTCAAGTCATTATTAACAGCGCAAAAGTTGAAGTTGATTTCATCAACAAAGTTGGTGGTGTTGGAACGAATTTCATTCCACAGGAACAAAGGCAAAAACATATTTCATAATAAACTTGAAAAAAGTTTTGCAGAATAAAAACATTACTTTACATTTACATTCTAAACCAATTTACAAAAAACTAAAACTTTTCACGTGAAACAAAAAACTAACTATCAGAAAGAATCATTGACTTCAACACAGGCAACAATCATTGTCATCATTTCATTGTTGATTGCATTATTAGGTAACTTCATTTTTAACCTATTTTAAACTAAAAATTATGTTACTTATTACTATTACTACAATTACAGTTATTGCAATTTATGTCTACATATTTGCAAAGTTCTTACAAAAAGCAGCAATCAAATCAATTGTATTTGATAATGAAGATGATGCATTTGCAACAATATTATCACAGATATTTAAATCTAAATCTGAAAACGAATTAAGAAAAATGATTGATTATATTCTTGCTTATGATGACCAGTTCAACAATGAGAAAGATTTAGATTACTTCATTGATATTTGGGATAAACGAATGAAAGCTTTAAAACCAACTAATTAATATGAAAACAATGCACGGTGGGAAACGCACCAATTCAGGCAGAAAAAAGAAAGAAGAAACAATCAGCACAGGATTCAGAATTAATGCAGAAAGTTTAAAGACCTGCAGAAAAAACAAGATCAAACTAAATTCAGAAATCAATGAGTTTGTAAAGAAAAGAGCAAACGATTTGAAATAACTTTTTATTCACTAAAACAAAAAAACATGTTACGTCAAGCAACAAGAACAAAAGCAAAAATCCGTCTAGGCCTATCGGCAGTATCAGGCGGTGGTAAAACCTATTCTGCAATACTAATTGCAAAGGGATTATCAAATGGTGACTTGTCAAAAGTCGCAATTATTGATACAGAAAATGGCAGTGCTGATCTGTATGCACACATGGGTAATTACAATGTATTTACATTGAATGCACCATTTTCACCTGAACGTTATATTGATGCCATAAAAACCTGTGAAGATGCAGGAATGAATGTTATCATCATTGATTCCATTACACACGAATGGGACGGCAAAGGTGGATGTTTACAGATACAGGAACAATTAGGTGGTAAGTATCAGGATTGGGCAAAAGTAACACCACGTCATCAAGCATTTATAGATGCAATCCTACAATCAAAATGCCACGTTATTACTACCGTAAGACGTAAGCAAGATTATGAAATGACAAAAGATGCAGGCGGTAAAATGAAAGTCGAGAAAGCAGGATTGAAAGAAGTTACACGTGAAGGTTTTGAATACGAACTTACTGCAAACATTGAATTGGACATCAGGCACAATGCAACTGCATTAAAAGACCGTACTGGGTTATTCATGGACCAACCACAATTTATTCCATCAGAAGAAACAGGAAAGAAACTTCTTGAATGGTGCGAGAATGGAACACCAACAACTGCTGAGAAGATTGAATTGATTAAGACCAAACTTAACATGCAAGAAGTTACTGATGCATGGTTTTTAACTGATGATGTTAAAAAGGAAATTGAAACACTTATCAAGAATTCAACACTTGAAGCTGCACGTAAAACAGTTGCACGTAAGAGTTTAGCAACATGTGTAAATGATAAAATGGTTGATCATATTAGACAAGCACTTCTTAAATTTCAAAACTAAAAAACAATGGAAAATGTAAATTTACCGGTCGCCTTTGCCGGAATGACAAAGACACAAATTACAATTGCTGCTGACTTAATAGTTCAGAATGTTCTTGAAACAGGTAACATTCTTGAAGTAGTTGAACAGATTGCAGCACTGGAAGCTTTCATCAAGCAAATCAAAAGCAGTGATGAATTTAAATCTTATGCACTTGATGAAGTTGCTAAGTATGGCAAAGAATTCAAATCACCATCAGGCGCAAAGATTTCACCAATGGAATCAGGAATCAGTTACACTTATGAATTTTGTGGTGATCCTGAACTGCATGAACTACTTGAACAACAAGAACAACTTGACATCAAAATTAGTGATCGTAAAGCATTCTTAAAAACATTACCTGATTGTGGAATGGATATTTTAAAAGATGATGAAGTGTGCAAGATATTCCCCCCATTTAAGACATCAACATCTACTTACAAAGTAACACTTGCGAAATGACAGGATATTTGACCATTGAATACAATGATGAAGTTGTTGATGCACGTTATTTCAAAGGCAAACATCGAATGAAGCAAGTGCTTGAAATTTGGAAAAAACGTTACGCACACCTGTACTACGCATCAAATGTTTATATTACTTTACAATCAAAAATGAATCGTTTAAATTATGACTATTGAGAATAACCCAACAACCTTAGCAGTGACACATTGTGGTGTCACTGCATCGTTTACAACTACAGAAACAGACATTGAAACAATGTTTGTGCTATTCAAAGCAGCATTAATCGCAATGACTTATCAGCAAAGCACCATTGATGATGAAATTGTAAGAATGGCAGAATCAATTAATGATGATCAACAACCTTTAACAAATCCCTTTAAATAACAATTAAAACAAAACACATGGATTTAAAATGTAAATTTAAACAACAGAATGATGTTGTAGAACGTGGCACATTTAAGTCACGCAAAGTATGGGTAATCACAGAAGATGATACCAAATACCCACAAACAATTGAAGTTGAAGTTGCACAGGACAAAATTGATTTATTCAATACCTGCAGACCTGGTCAACCATTGACAGTATCAATAAATCTTCGTGGTAGAGAATGGACCAACCCACAGGATGAAGTGAAAGTATTTAACACCCTGCAGTGTTGGAAAGTAGTTTATGATGTTCCTGATCAGCAGGAAGAAGAAGCACAAAAAATGAAAGCATCACCAAAAATGCAATTAATTCATGATGAATTTAATAAGTTAGATGACATGCCATTTTCAAAACCTTCAAAAAAGAAAGGTAATATTGAACAAAATTTTGAAAATGAATTTATTCAAGAAATCACAAACGATAACAACGACTTACCATTCTAATGACCTGGAAAGAACGTTACTGCAAAGCACACGAAGAAGATTTCAAAAAGAAATACCCTTCTGCCTATTCATCAGGTCATTACTTTCAACCTGCTTTACCAAAGTACAAGACAGCAAACGGATTGACAACACTAATCTGTAATGTCATGAAGTGGACCGGTCACCATGCAGAACGTACCAATAACATGGGTAGACCTATAAAAAAGTATTTTGAGAAATTTAATATCCTAACCGGCAAACTTGAAAGAATTGAAAACGGAATCGAATGGCAGAAGGGAACAGGTGACAGGGGAACATCCGACATTAAAGGACATTTCAGAAATAAAAACTTTGCATTCAGTATTCCAATTTATATTGAAGTAAAAGTTAACAAAGACCGAATGTCTGAAGAACAAAAGCAATATGAAAGAAATGTCACACTTACTGGGGCCTTATACCTTATTGCAAAAACACCGGAAGATTTTTTTACTTTTTATGATTATCTATTATCTTTGAAGTAAATTCACAACTTTTAATGATGGCATTATTACAATGCCATCATTTTTTATCTAAACTAAACGATGCAATCACTAAAGAACCAAATTGAAATAATCAGTTTGATTGAACAATACATCAAACTAAAACGAACAGGATCAAATGCAGTTGGATTGTGTCCATTCCATCAAGAAAAAACACCATCATTCAATGTATCAAATGACAAAGGTATTTATAAATGTTTTGGTTGTGGCAAGACCGGTGATGTTATCCAGTTCATCATGGAACATCAAAGCAAATCTTACTATCAAGCAATTACATTTCTTGCTGATAAATACAACATTGAACTTAATTTAAAAAAGAAAGTTTATGAACGTCCTATTGAACGATTAACGAAGCTTTCAGAAATATCCATAAAATACTTTGAAACACGTGGCATAAGCAATAACACCCTATTAAGATTTAATGTCACAGAATCGCTTGAATACATGCCGAAAGCACAGGCAGAAGTACCTGCAATATGTTTTAATTACTATCGTGATGAAGAACTTATCAATATTAAATACAGGGCAAAGGACAAAGATTTTAAGCTTGCAAAGAATGCAGAACTAATCTTTTACAACATTGATGCAATCAAAGACACAACAACAGCAATAATTGTTGAAGGTGAAATTGATGCACTTACCTTGTACGAATGCGGATATTACAATGTTGTTTCTGTTCCAAATGGTGCAGGTAATAACTTGCAATATCTTGACAACTGTTATAAGTATTTTGAGAATAAAACAAAGGTTATTATTGCCACAGATAATGATGAACCAGGTAATAATCTTTGTGAAGAACTTGCAAGAAGAATCGGCAAAGAAAAGTGTTACAAAGTTTTATACCCTGATGATTGCAAAGACATCAACGATGTACTTGTAAAGCATAGCAAGGCAATTGTTGACAATGTAATCAATAAAGCAGAATGTTTTCCTATTGAAGGAATTCATACAATGGATGACATGTATGAAGAAGTTTGTAATTACTACTTGAATGGTTATCCCAAAGGTGCAGAAACATGTATCACAGGACTTGATGAACTACTTACATTTGCAGGCGGACAGATCACAATGGTTACAGGTGTTCCTGGATCCGGAAAATCCGAATTTCTTGACTACATCATGACTAAGCTTGCAATGAATCACAGATGGAATTGGGGAGTTTGTTCTTTTGAGAATCAACCATCTGCATTTCATGTCACAAAATTACAAGAAAAGGTGACAGGCAAAGCATTCCAATTTAGAGATGAACCTGAATATAGATTGAATGAAGATGAATTTAGATACAGCATTGGTGTTATCAACGAGCATTTCAGTTTCATAAACATTAATAAAGTTGATGTTACTGTTGATGGGATCATTGACAAGGCACGTGAACTGGTCCATCGCAAAGGAATCAAAGGTCTTATCATTGATCCTTGGAATTACATTGAACACAAAGTTCCACCAAACCAAACTGAAACACAATACATAAGTGAATCATTAACAAAGTTTAAAGCATTTGCACTGCTTTCAAACATACATATTTTCATTGTAGCACATCCAACTAAGATTGCAAAAAGTAAAGATACAGGTGAATATGAAGTACCAACACTTTACAATATTAGTGGTTCTGCTCATTTCTTTAATAAGACAGACAACGGTATCTGTATGCATCGTTCATTTAAACCACCATTTCTTGTTACCTGTTATGTGCAAAAAGTAAGATATTCATGGTTGGGCAGAGTGGGAAATGCAGCATTTACTTATGACATTAAAAAAAGACAATACTTACCATCAATTTAATTTTATGACAAAAGACACGTTTTATTTCACACATGATTTCAATGCTAGGACCGATGTTAAGATTAAAAAACTTATACAAAAACACGGTCTTTTGGGTTACGGAATTTATTGGGCATTGGTTGAAGATTTATACAATAATGCGAACGCATTGCCAACGGATTGCGAATGCATTGCGTTCGATATGCGAACGCATTGCGACATAATTAAGAGTGTAATACATGACTTTGACCTGTTTATAATAGGTAAGAAAACATTCAAATCTATGAGCATAGAAAAGCGGTTAAATGAAAGAAAAGATAAATCTATAAAAGCAAGTAAATCAGCTAATAAGAGGTGGGAAAATGCGAACGCATTGCGACCGCAATGCGAACGCAATGCTATAAAGGAAAGGAAAGGAAAGGAAATAAAAAAGAAAGGGAATAATTTTTCGCCTTCGGCTGATTTAAAAAAACCACATGGAAATGTAGATACACAACCAATGGTTTTTTAAATCAAATTAATTTCTTATTTTTGGTAAACACATTTTCTGTGAAAACTAAAAACGAAATTATTACAGCACTGTACAACAGCAATGAAGTAAATGATTTGATTTGTAAAATAAAACCAGCTGAATTACAAGATGACTTGAAGCAATATGCTTTCACCGTACTATGTGAAAAAACTGATGAATTCATTATTGAACTAAACAGCAAAAGACAATTAAAATTCTTTCTAGTGAAGATTATTTCAAATTCAGTATTCAGCAATAGGTCCGGATTCCTAACACAACACAAACTGAATGATGAACTTCATCATGATGTCATGGAACAACAGATTGATACATCAGACAACTACCATGAATTGATTGACAAATGTGTAAACGAATCAAAGAATCTGTACTGGTATAATCAGGAACTGCTGAATCTTTATTCAATACATGGATCATACAGGGCAGTATCAAACATTACCAAAATACCAGTGAAATCAATTTACAACGCAATCAAAAAAGCTAAACAACAAATAAAAAAATCATTATGGAAATAATCTATGCAGTTGCACTTTCATTTGTTTGGATTAACATTCTGCAAATGCCTTACCGATTCAAAGCTAAACTAAACTTTAAACCTTTAAACTGTCACACATGTCTATCCGGTTGGTTATGTTTGTTCCTTACTGGGTTTCATTGGATTGCAATTCCTTACATGTGTCTTGCAATGATTCTTTCAATTATCGTTGACGGTGTAATCAGAAAATTATAACACATGAAGATAATCGGAATCATAAACCAACGTGCAGGATCATGTTATCACAGGGTGTACACACCCCTTATGAACATGGACCATGACACACATATCACCAACAAGCTTACAGAAGAAGCTATTGAAAAATTTGGTTGTGATCTGTTAGTGTTCAATCGTTATGCAAATTTTAATCAAGCAAAAGAAATCAATGAACTACGTTTAAAGTATGGTTTTAAGATTGCAATTGACATTGATGACTACTGGCACCTTTCAGAAAATCACATTTTAAAACCACATTGGGACGCAGATGGAGTTTCAAACGCAATCATCAATAATATGATTGATGCAGACATTGTCACTTGCACACATGAAAGATTAGCAGATGCAATAAAAGTTTACAATAAGAATGTTTACGTCTTACCCAATGCCATACCAGGTGGATTTGAACAGTTCAATCTTAATCCGCAAAAGTGCAACAAAATTCAGATTCTTTATCAAGGTTCAATTACCCACAAAGATGATGTTGGTTTGCTCAAGAATCCTATGAAACGTGTGGCATCAGATTCACAATTGCTTAAGAAAATCAAGACAACATTCGGTGGTTATGTTGCCGACATGCCTGAATCAAACATGATGTTGTCTGCATTTACCTGTGGATTGAAGCTTGATCCATTGGTATTTCCTGCAATGAAACCAACAGAATATTATCAAGTGTATAACAATGCAGACATTTCAATTGTTCCATTGATAGCAAACAAATTTAATTCGTATAAGTCAAACCTTAAAATATTAGAATCTGCTTATGCCGCTGTTCCAGTGATTGCATCACGTGTTGATCCTTACCTTGACTTTCCTGAAGATTGCGTGATGTATGTTAATAATCAAAGGGAATGGTATCAGCATATCAAACTTTTGACTGATTTTGATTACACACGTGAAATGTATGGCCGAAACTTAATGGAATACTGCAACGAGCATTACAACTTTAAAAACATTAATGAACAAAGAAAACAAATTTATGAAAGTTGAAAATAGACAATTCTTAGATTTCAATAGGTCGCATCATCACACATTGGTTGTTGCAGGATTCCTTACAAACCTAACAAATGAAACAAGACAAACAATGCTTAACATCATACGTGAAGAATTCAGTCCTGGTTATCTTTGTTGCCTGCATTGCAGTGCTGACGTTGCACAAATGATAAAATATGTTTATGGTCAATACGATCAGTTATTGAAACAGGAAGCAGAAGCACCCTCAATTGCACCCTCAATTGCACCATCAAAACCAAAGCGAAATGAAAAACGAACAAAGAATACTTAAACTTGCTGATGAACTTGAAAAGCAACAAAAGGATAATTCGTATAAAAATGCGAATATTTGCGAAGAAATGCAAATATCGGTGGCAATGTTTCACAGATTGAAACCTAAAGCACTCCTTGAGCTACAGAAACGTGCCGAATTTAAACGTTCTTTGATAAATGATACATACACACACGAAATAAACGAAGGTCTTAGAAACGGCTTAAAATCGGATTTAGAGATAGAACAGCAACTTTGCAAGATTGCATTTGGGGAAATAGATGTGATGGAAACAACATCAACACCAGACGGATTGATTGAATTTAATCGCAAACCAACACCAGGTGAAATGATTAATGCCATGAAAGAACTATGGAAGAAGCGGGGGACCTATGCACCGGATAAGATTGATGGAATCATTTCTGCATACAACGTAACACTAAACTTAAATAAGTAAACTATGACTATTAAATTTGTAACTGGTTGTTTATGGGAAGGCGGCGGATTTGAAATTGATCTTGATCATGAAGTTGATGAAAGCAATGGTGACATCTGCAAACATTGTCATTCTAAACATATAGAAGAAAATAAAAGATTTAATAAAACATCTTATTACATAACAAAATGGATATGTCCAAAGGTTGTAATTGCCTATAATGAAGGCGGTTATAATTCAACAGGTGTTTGTTTGGATTGTATTATTGAAGCAAATGAAACACTTAAACAACTTTAAACTTATGAACAACTTCACAGAAACAACATTCAGTTTAGCAAAGGCACTGCATCACATCAACAACGCAAAGGAATACTTCACCGATGTTAAACGTGACTGCAATTCAAGTATTAAGAATCAGTTCACACAGTACATTCAGAAGTGTGACTTCATTATTGATTCCATTACTTGCAAGCTTACAGCACAGAACAAACTGGTCCTTAAGAAAGAACTGGCAGATTCATTCCTGATTGAAGGGATTAATGATAAGTTGATTTATTTGGATGAAGCACAACGCAATCAGGTTGAAAACTTTATTGATGAAATATTAAAGAAAAAATCTTAATTTTAAAATAAAAAATATGAAAGTAATTAAGAACTTATTAGGCATGGCCTTACTTGCTGGATTCATTAACCCTGTATTTTTTCCCGACAATCAGTATTGGTTCCAAGGGTTTGCCGGGATGGCAGCTGCATTCATTGGATCAGGATTAATCTTTGGGTTTAAGGATTATGCAGTTGGTCCACGAGATATTGGAAATGTAGGTGTAATGCCTAAAATTAACCAATCGTGGATGTTTTTTTTTATTGGGGCTGTTGCTAATTTATTGTGGGCAACATTATACGTGTAAACAAATAAATTATGTACGGATTACCAACAAATAAACAACAACGTAAAGAAGGTTGTATAATGATGATTATCATAGGAACCATTCTATTAATTGGATTCATTATTTTATTAATAATTAACAAATGACTTTAAAAAAATCAATCAAATATGCCAATAGATAAACAATACCATTTTATTGCAGGATTATGCATCTACACAATTGCACAAATATTCATGCCTGCAATATGGGCAATGGTTCCAGTGATAGCAATTGGAACAGGTAAAGAAGTTTACGATTATGTAAGTGGCAAAGGTACACCCGACATCAACGATCTACTTTATACAATCTACGGTGCAATGCCTATTTTAATTCTTAAATTGATACTATCATGAGATTACTAATTGCCATCTTGTTAATGTCAACAACATGCTATGCACAGGAGTTTGAAGGCGGATTTATAAAAGTAAGAAGCACTGGCGGAACACCACCATTCACATATTCAATTGATAATGGTTCATATCAAACAACAGATACTTTTTTTAATGTACAACCTGGTGTACATACCATTAGAACTATGGATGCAAACAAATGTATTAATACTTCATCATGTACAATGTACAATACATTAAGCATGTCTGTATTACGCAATACAACTTCATCTGTTACATTCAAAGCTACTGGTGGCAAACCACCATATTATTTTAGTAAGAATTCAACATCAAATTGGATATTAAACAAAACTAAATGGAGTGGTTTGAGTCAATTAAGACAATACACTTTCCGAGTTAAAGATGCACTAGGTTATATTTATTTCATTAACGTAACATTATAATATGAAAATACTTATAATCTTCTTGGATTATTTAAGGCATGACTTCACCAAACAATCTTTAAGAGCAATAGCAAATGCCGGTTATCCATTTGACTTAATTACTATTGATAAACTTGGAATTGCAACTGCAACAAATGATGGTTTTGACTTTGCCAAAAAGAATGGATATGATGCCATTGTGTATGGTGCTAATGACATTCAACTTCCGGATGATTGGTTAAGGCATATGGTTCATTATGCACAAACAATTCCCAATACCGGCATGTGTGGTATCCATTGTGTTGAAGGTTTGGCAGATCAGATTGAAATGAATGGAATTATGATTCATCCAACATACACTGCATTTGCTAATGTACTTATACCTATGAAGGTAATTGAAGAAATTGGATACATGAATGAAGATTATGATCCATACGGAATGCAAGATGCAGACTATGCATTGAGATTGAACAATTCTAAATACATCAACTACTACATACCAAATCTTAAGCAAGAACACATTGGACATGATGTTGGGAATGAAACTGAATATAGAAAGATGAAAGATGAAGGGTTAGCATTAGCAGATGAGAAATGGCAATATTGGGAAAAGTATTATAAAGAGAATGGATATTCAATACAAGACAGAAGTATATTTAACTTTAAAAAAACAATATGAGAAACGAAAGAATAAACATGGCAATGTTTGCTGAACTGGCAAAACAACACTTTGATGAAAGTGAGATAAAAAACATCATGGAAATTGGTTCAATGGATGGTGCTGATGCATTATTCTTGAAAAGTCAATTTGCAGATTCCAATGTATTTTGTATTGAAGGATTGCCTGACAACTACAACAACTTTTTAAAAGACCTAAAAACCATTACACCAATCAATGCAGTAGTTGCAGATTATGATGGTGAGATAACCTATCATCAAAAAAACATCAATGGAATTCATGGCATATTTGATAGGGGTGAATATTTTGGAACAACTAAATTAAATCTAAAATGTTTTACCATGAAATCAATATGTGAAAATTACAAGATAGATTCACTTGACATGGTAAAAATTGATGTTGAAGGTGCAACCTTTGAAATATTCAAAAGTATGGGTGATATGTTGAAGACCATCAAAATAATGCACATTGAAACTGAAACATATGAATTCTTTAAGAATCAGAAATTGCATAATGTGGTTGTTGATTTTTTAATTCAAAACGGATTTACTATGATTGACATAACTTATGAAGATTTCAATGATGGTTATCAGCATGATTCTATTTGGATTAACAATGACTATATTAAAAAATAATAACTATGTGGCGTGTTTATCTATTTGAATTTATTGTTGTTGTAATCGTTTCTGTATTATGGGCGCATCTTTTAGATAAAACAAATAACGATGAAACAGATTAACTATACACGGCCATTCTTATATGAATATCAGAAAGCAATACTTAATTCAGAAGCAAGGTTCACAGTTACAGAAGCATCAACAAAGGTTGGTAAAACTGCCAGTCATATCATTTGGTTATTTGAACAAGCATTGACACTTAAAGAAAATCAATCTGTTTGGTGGGTTGCACCAGTGTATTCTCAGGCAGAAATTGCGTTTAATAGGATGAAAGCACAGGTTACTGATAAGACATTCTTTAAGGCAAATGAAACAAAGTTAAAGTTGACACTGCCAACAGGTGCGATCATACAGTTTAAGTCAGCTGAGAAACCCGACAATCTTTATGGTGATGATGTTTATGCATGTGTGTTTGATGAGTTTACCCGGTCACGTGAAGAAGCATGGTTTGCACTTAGATCAACACTTACAGCCACAAATGGATGGTGCAAGTTTATAGGAAACGTAAAGGGTAAAAAGAATTGGGGTTATAGAATGGCACAACGTGCAAAGCAAGGTGAACAGAACTTTGAACACTTCAAAATTACTGCATATGATGCAGCACGTGAAGGTTTACTTACAATGGACGAAATTGAGCAAGCGAAACGTGATCTGCCGGAATCAGTATTCAAAGAATTATACTTAGCTGAAGCTGCAGAAGATGGCAGCAATCCGTTCGGCATTTCATACATTCAGCAATGCACTTATCCAATAACATCAGGACCTGCCATTTGTTATGGCATTGACCTTGCAAAGTCAAGTGATTACACGGTAATTATTGGATTAGATCAGAACGGAAGCGTATGTGATTACAGAAGATTTCAAAAAGATTGGCGACAAACTACAATGGAAATACTTTCTTTACCAAATGCACAAATAGCAATCGATTCAACAGGTGTTGGTGATCCAATTGCAGAAGACATTGCAAGGGTTAAGGATGTTGAACTATTCAAGTTTACTTCACAAAGCAAGCAACAGATTATGGAAGGGTTATCACTTGCAATCCAACAAAGAAAAATCACATTCCCTGAAGGGCAAATCAAAGATGAACTTGAACAATTTGAATTCGAGTACACACGAACTGGAGTTCGTTATTCTGCACCTGTAGGTTTGCATGATGACTGTGTTTGTGCATTAGCACTTGCATGGCATAAGTTTAGGACATCAGCCGGGATGTCGGGGCATTATGCAATAATTTAAGAAACAAATCAGCATTTATGATATTTATTAAGAGATTGAGGATTCCAACTTGGGATAAGATAACCGTTGAAATGTATCAGTACATAAACGAAATAAACGAATCACAAATGGACCAGGTTGATAAGGTGTTGTATACAATGGCATTCTTAACAGGTAAAAGTGAAGAGGAGTTTGATAAGATTAATAAGCACAAATTTGCACAACTGCAAAGGCAGTTTCAGAACAGATTTGCACAACTGAAAATGCAAGGCAAAGAAAAAGAACGTATCAAAAGATTTAAGTTCAACTTTGACATTCGCAAAGTAACACTAGGGCAGTTCATTGAAGTGCAGCATTTTTATAAAAACAATTACATGAACAACCTTCATTTAATTGCTGCATCATTTTCAACCTGTGACAAGTTATCACACGTTGAACGTGCTGATAAGATATTTAAGATGCCATTATTACCAGTGCTGTATAATGTCACAAAGTTTTTAGAGGTAATAAAGAAGCTTAGCAGTGAATACAATGGTTTGTTTGGCATTGAAGATATGGAAGAAGAAGATTTGAAACCATTGACAAACGGATTTAATGAGCAGTACGGTTGGATTTATTCTGCACAAAAGATTGCAGAATTTGAAAAGATTAAACTAGATGAAGCTTATGATCTGCCAATTATTCAAGCGTTCAATGACTTGGCATTCTTGAAAGCACATCAGGAATACGAGGCAGAAATAAATAAAAGAAACATTAATGCAGTCATTCAGTAGAAGGCAACAACAGGTAATAAACAACAAGATCATTGACTTGAACAGTGATCTAGCATCTGATTACACAACATTTAATGGTAAGGCATTAGAAACAGCACTTTACAATATTGCAGTTGAGTTCATCAATTCAGCAGTTGACAACTTAAATGCAGCAGACCGTGTTGCATCGGGTGGATTGCTAGAATCAATAAAACCATCTGAAATTATTGTACTGGGTAAGAAGATGACAATTAATATTAGTGTTCTTGATTATTACAAATTTATTGACAAGGGTGTCAAAGGTTGGAGATCAGGAAAACCAGGGGATTCACCTTATGCATTCAAAGCACCGGCAGGCAAGAGTGGTAAGAAATCATCAGAAATGGTGACTGCCATTAGAAAGTGGTTGATTAAAGAAGGGTTGAAAGCAAAGGCAACAAGTAAGAATCCAAAGCATGCAATTAGTATAAGAGAATCAAGACGGCAGAAAATAACAGATACAGCAACATCAACTGCAATAATGATTGCCGGAATGGTAAGAAGCAAGGGATTAAAGAAAACAAACTTTTGGACGGATGCAGAAGCAACAGCATCAGCATTTGCTGAAAAGGAATTCGAAACAGCATTAACAATATCAGTAATAAATAGTTTATAAAATGGCATTAACAATAACAAATCAACCTGTTTTATTATCATCTGCAAATGATGATCTTGTTTACACATGTCTTGAATCAAGCTTGTATACACAAACGAATTTTAAGTATATCTGTGACATTTATGTTGGTGGTGTAAAGGTTGCACAATTAAAAGCATTTCCTAACCCTGTATCGCATTATGGTGTGTTTAACATTGGTAACGTGATGCGTAACTATGTACAATCAAATTTAACTTACTTACCATACACTGCAGGAATAAGAGTTGATAAATTTCTTAGTCATACAACATTTGTTGAATGTAAATTTGGTTATGAGTACGGAACAAATGTTGCACAATACTTAAATATTCAATCACGTACAAACTATTTTTCAAATACATACAACAAAAGAAGGACAACAAATATCTTATCAAATCCAATTTTATCTTATAAGACGGATAATTTTGCTACAAATAGACCTACAAAAACTGATGTGTATGTTGTAACAACTGGAAATTCACCTGTGCTGATTCCTTTCTTTAGTGGTCTTATTTATCCATCATCACCACAGAATCTTGTTTTTAGAGTTAATAAATACAATAAGGATGGAACTTTTGCATTATCATCTGCAATCACTTCAACAGGATCAGCAATTGATTATACAATGATTCAATTGGATTTATCAGCTGCATCATTAAATGCTGCACTGGGAACAACATTTATTGATGATAATGTATTGTATTATAATGTGTTTGCAAATATTCAAATTTCTGCAGGTTCAAATATAACTTCAACAAGTCCTAATTTTTATCCGTTCTGTGAAAATAAATATGAAGTGTTTACACTTGTTTGGATGAATCAGTATGGTGGATATGATTCATACCAGTTCTCAAAGAAATCTAAACGGTCATATGCATCTGAAAAGAAAACATTTGAACGCATACCATATTCAATAAATTCATCTACAGGGGCAATGACATATTTCAGTCAAGGCATTATGAATGAAAGTACAATTGTGTATGATAGCAAGTTTAAAGAATCAATGTCATTTAACACAAACATTTTGGATGAAGTTACTTATGAATGGTTAGCTGAATTGATACTTAGTCCATCTGTATTTGTAGTGATTGATTCTGCATTTATACCTGTTGTAGTCAAAGAAACTAATTATGATTTTAAGAAAAGAGTAAATGATAAGATTTACAATCTAGCAATAAACGTTGAATTGAATCAGCAAATGAACACACAATACAGATAACATGATAACAGAATTATTTGTTGAGAATTACCAGGTAGATATTACATCAGACATTGATGCAATGATGACTTATGCTATTGATGACATCAAGGATTTTAGCGCACGTAATACATCATTTAGCAAGACCATTGTAATACCAGGGACCGCAAACAACAATAAAATATTTGGAAATGTGTTTGATCCTAATCAATCAAATTATAGTGATCCTAATCAACCGAACATCAACTACAACTTTGACATTTCACGTTCTGCATCATGCATATTGTTTCAAGGAAATATGCAGGTGTTTAAAGGCATCATCAGAATACTGCAGATTGTAATTGATAAAGATAATATACAGTATGAATGTTCACTATTTGGTGAACTTGGCGGATTGATTCTTGCATTAGGAACTAAGAAGCTTGAAGAACTTGATTTTAGTTTGTATGATATTCCTTACAATATAACAAACATTACAAACACTTGGAATCCGGGTTTTCAAAATTACCCTATTGATTCAGGACCATTTGGTGTTGATTTCGTAAACTTTACATTAGTATTTCAAAATGGGGACATAACACAATATTTGGCTGTTGGTGATGTAAACAACATTTATTCAACAGATGTTCCATCTAACAATGGGAATTACACAATTGCATCATTTTCAACAAATGGAACAAGCACCACAATTGTTTATACATCGCCATTTGCAACATGGGTAAATGGATCAGCAACGATAACTGTGAAAGATAAACCTGGTTATGGGCCATTATTCCCTTTGATTGATTATGGAACATATTCAACAGATAAAATCAATTGGGATTATCAAACATTCAGACCTGCATTATTTGTGTATGAATACATAAAAAAAATATTTGAAGGTGTAGGTTATAAGTATGTAGCACCATTGTTTGAATTAGCATTCTTTAAAACATTGATTATTCCACACAATCAGAAAGTTCTTACAGGAACAAAGACAAATATATTTTTAGGTGGTAAAACTGCATTAATATCTTATAGTGTTCCTTATGGAACATCTGTCAATGGTATAAAGATGCAATATAAATCAACAACAGTTACAACATCAGACAATATTATTTTCACATATAATGGAACGAATTCAAGATTTAAATTGCATTTTGTAGAAACTTATAACATCAGAAATTTAACAACCACAATTGATAAAATAAGAATAAATGTTTATAGACGTGTAAGCGGTGTTGATACATTGGTTGCACAATCATTACAATATAATTATGTAACTGGAACACTTCTTTATCCATTTGATTTTACTGCTGAATTTGATTTGTCAACATCACAACAATTTTGGTTTGGATTAGAAATAAGTCATTTACCGCCTGTCCCATCAACTGGAAGCATTACATACAAATCACAATACAATCAATTGTCAATCAGCATTGATTCATTAACACCATTAATTCAACCATTGGTTAACGGTGATACTATTACAATAAATGATACAATCCCAAAGAATATAATGCAGAAGGATTTCTTGTCATCAATTATGAAGATGTTCAATCTTTATTTATATGAAGATACAACACTGCAGAAAATGATTAAGATTAAACCTTATGTTGATTTCTTTGATACTGATGTAAACAATGCACTTGATTGGACATATAAAATGGATGTAAGCAAACCATTGGTATTGAAACCGATGTCTGAATTAAATGCAAGGTATTATCTGTTTAAGTACAAGGATGATTCTGATTATTACAATGACCAGTATAAAAAACGATTTAATCTTACTTATGGCACAAATAGATTTGATACTGGGTTTGAGTTTGCTAAAGAAGAAACAAGTGTTGACTTGATATTTTCTTCAACACCTTTACTTGGTTATGAAATAGGTGGTAAGATTTATCCGACAATATTTAAAAGAAAAGGTGATGTTGTTGGAGTTGATGAAGAAACAATGGATCATAACATCAGGATAATGCAGTCAAAACTTATTACAGGTGTTGCATCTTATAACATTACAAATGCTGGTTCAACTCTTACAACAAAAACTGAATATCCGTATGCTGGTCATTTCAATGATCCATATACACCAACAATTGACATCAATTATGCAATCCCTAATTTATTATACTATCAACCAACAAACATTGATAACATAACTGTCAATTTATTTACCCTGTATTGGATTCAGTACATGTATGAAATCATTGACCAGGATTCAAGATTACTTGTTGCAAACTTCAGATTGAATGAACAGGACATCAACCAGCTTGATTTCAGCAAGTTAATCTACATTCAAGGGGTATTGTATAGGTTGAATAAAATAATTGATTATAACGCAACAAGACGTGATACATGTAAAGTTGAAT